CGAAACTTCTGGTTCAACTTCAGGACACTCAAAACAACTACTTCATGTCTGAGTTCAGTCTTCTACATGATGGCACAAACGTAAAGATGTTGCAGTATGGTGACATCACTAATAATCCTGGAATGACCGGTCAAGATGCATTTGGAACATACAAGGCAGAAATTTCTGGATCTAATCTGGTATTCAGTATTGTTCCTACAGTGGGAACAGCGGTAACTGCAAACGTATCTGCTGTCCTCACAAATGCCGGTACATCTGGTGTTGGAACCGTGAGTATGGAGGTTACCAATCTATCATCCTACTATAAGTCCATCGCATCATCTGGATCACCTACGGCCAATTTGATTGCTACCTATGATAATCCATACGCAGCTGAATACTTTGTTGTAACTGTTCATGACACAACAAATAATGAGTATGAGATGTTTGAATGTAATGTCCTTGATTCTGACAATTTCATGATTGTCAAGTATGGTGATGTTACAACCAATGTTGGTCTTGGAACAGTTGGTGTTACCAAAACAAGTAATACTACTAATCTGGTTTATACTCCTAATGCAAGTATCAATGTTGAAGTAAGAGCATTTGGTATTGGACTCAAGAACTTTGATAACATTGTTGGTATTAACTCAATTTCAACTCTGAATAATAACATTCTGTGGTCCAAGTTTGGTGGATACACTGGTACTGAAAATGATAAGAAGAGAGCCTTTACTCTTACCCACAATACAAAACCAATATTCTCAAGAAGTTTCCAGGGTAATAGTCCATCTTTCGTCAGTACGACAAATAATTCTATATCAGTTCCTGATCACTACTTTGTAACTGGTGAGAAACTAATTTATAGTTATGAAAATTCTTTGACATCAACTGCTAACGCTATTGGAATTGTCACCACCACAATCTCTGGTGTTGCAACAGATAAATTACCTTCGACATTATTTACAGTCAAATTGAATGACATTAATGTTGCATTTGCAGCAAGTGCATTTGATGCTCTAGCTACACCACCCACAACATTAGACATCACTTCTGTTGGTGTAGGTACCTTCCATCAAATTACATCTACTAATCAAAATGCAAGAGCATTGGTTGCTATTGACAATATGATTCAGGAACCTGTAACTGAGGTGAATGTATCCACAACACTTACCCAAGATGTCATATTTGATGTTGATTTTATTGTCAGTGGCATCTCTTCGTTGAGAGCTAATAATCTTATCAAGATTGATGATGAAATGATGCTCATTCAAGACATCGGAGTTGGAGCTACTAACAGAGTAAGAGTATTGAGAGCTCAAATGGGAACCGGTATTGGTACTCATGCGAATGGGTCAAGTGTAGAACTCATGGGTGGTAACTACAACATTGTTGATAATACAATCAATTTTGTTCAGGCTCCATATGGTGCTATCCCCATTGGCACTTCTACTAATGGTCCAGATAATAGAGACTTCACAGGTATTACAACCTTCTCTACTTTCCAAGGAAGAACCTTCATGAGAAGTGGAATTGAAGATAGTGATGTGGACACTTATTCTACAAACCTTACTTTTGACAATATTCAAACTGAATTTAACGGTCAGAAGAAAGTATATACGTTGAAACAGAATGGTGCTAACATTACAGGATTCTCTACTAACAATGCAATCATTCTAAACTCGAACATTCTTCAAGAACCACAAGGTGGTCAGATTAACGTTGGTGATTTTAATCTCTCAGAAACAGCCGGTGTATCAAGTATTACCTATCTTGGTGATAGTGTTTCTTCTGGTGACGATCCTAATAAAGCAACAATACCCAGAGGTGGTATTATCGTATCTGCTGCCTCCACTCCAGGACTAGGTTATCAACCACTGGTCTCGGCTGGTGCAAGTGTAAATGTATCCTCTGCAGGAACAATCATTTCTACAGTGATTAACAATCCTGGTTCAGGTTACAGAGTTGGTATTCAGACGGTCAATGTTGGATATGCAGTCTCGGCAACGGGTATTACTACTGTTGTCAATATCGGAACAGCCACCGTTCAAAATGGTGAGGTTGTTGCAATCACTACTAGCTTCATTGGTGCAAACCTTGATGATTTACATCCACCCCGTGTTATTATTGATGCTCCACTTCCATATCAATCAATACCTCTTGTCTATGCCGATGGTGTAGTTGGAACAGGTACTGGTGCAAGAGTTGATGTAGTTGTGGGTCAAGGATCAAGTATTATTTCCTTTGATCTTTCAAGTAGAGGATTTGGATACAAAGAGGGTGAGGTTGTCCGACCCTCTATTGGAGGAACAACTGGTATTCAGACCACTACCGGTTATGATCAATTCCAACTCACCATTCAAGATGTCTACCGTGACTCTTTCAGTGGATTTACCATCGGAGATCTTGATGTCTTTGATGTTCTAGATGACGATTTCGATGGATTCAAAAAGAACTTTAATCTTACTATAAGTGGAAAACAGTTCTCGATTGAAGTTGCTACCGGATCAAATATTAACATTGCTCAGTGTTTGATCGTTACTATTAATGATATTCTTCAGGTTCCAAATCAGGCTTACAAGTTCAATGGTGGTGCAGTTATTGAATTTACTGAGGCACCTAAGAAGGGTGATAAATCTAAGATCTTATTCTACAAAGGAACACCTGATGTTGATGTTGTCTTGGTCGATATTCTTGAGACAATCAAAATTGGTGACTCTGTTCAGTTGAAAAATGATCCCGGATCAGGTCAAGGATTTAGATTCGCTCAGGAACAAAGAACTGTAACAGGTATCACTACGCTTGATACTGCGAGAACTTTCGCTTATGACGGACCTGGTATTACGACCAACCAATCAGTCATCAGACCAGTCACATGGTGTAAACAGACTGAAGATATTATTGTCAATGGTCAGTTTATTACTAAGGATAGAGTTGATCAGGAACCATCTATCTTCCCAGCAGCATACCTTACAAGTTACGTTGGTATAACAAGTGGTTATGCATACACAGATACTTCTAGACCACTCTTTGGTGGTAGAAATGAGACCAACCTTCTTGACTATCAAGATCGTGTTACTCTGATCGATCAAAGAGAGTTCACAACAGCTATTGGTATCGCATCTGTAGGTATTGGAACAACAGTCACATCAGTTACAATCACAAACGTTGGATCTGGATATTCAACCTTCACTCCAACAGTGTCCTTCTCCTCACCTGACGATATTAACGGTACCAGAGCAACGGCTACTGCTAACGTGGTCGGAGGCGGTGTTTCTACACTTACAATTACCAACCCTGGAACTGGATACACCCAAGCACCTCAGGTGTTGATTGAAGTTCCAACCGTGAGAACTGAAACTCTTGGAGTTTCTACTTACATGGGTGATCAAGGTCTGATTGTTGGTTATGCACAATCTGCTGGTGGACTTGGTACTTTAGAACTCTATATCCCAGATTCATCTGATCTCAGAAATGAATCAGTCATGGGTCCTGGAGCTGCAATCACTATGAGTCAGTTGGTCATTGGTGACATCTTTGTTGTTAACAATTCAAACAACATATCCACCACAACCATGGACGGTATATACCAAGTATCCAAGGCATACAATGTAACAAAAGATTTGAGCTCTGTAGGTATCGGAACTACCACCATCAAGAGAGTTGAAGTTGCTGCTGTTGGTATTGGTTCAACCAGTACAATTAATAATGATTACTTCTGGGGTACTTACTCATGGGGTAAGATTGAATTTAAGAGTAGACCTTCTACAACTGCTCTTGAATTTACACCAAATCCTTACTCAGGACTGTCAACCTCAGTTCTTGTACAGAGATTGAGACCACTGAAGTTTAATGGTTACACCAATTAAAATAAATAAAACATAGAAAAGGACCCCTATAGATGGCATTCCAAGGCATTGCAACCGGCTCTGTACCAAATGATAATACTGGTGATACCCTCTTAGCCGGTGGTATAAAAATTAATAGTAATTTTACAGAGTTATACACTCTCCTTGGTAATGGATCTACTCTGGCTGTAGGTGTTGTCACTAATACGGGTGATGCTTCGGGTGTAACGGGTATCACCACATTAATTAAGGGCGGAAACGATATTTCAGTAACTACGAATGCTGGTATCTCTACCATCGCATACACTGGTGCTGCCAACACTTCAAATATCAATGCCAACACAGTCAATGTAAGTGGTATTGTTACTGCAGCAAGTTTTAATGGTTCTGGTGCCTCCCTGACAGGTATTACCACTCTTATTCAAGCTGGTAGTAACATTTCGGTAACAACAAATTCTGGTATCACAACTATTGCATATACCGGTATTGCTAATACTGCTAATATCAATGCTAATACAGTCAATGTAAGTGGTATTGTCACTGCCAACTCTTTCAATGGTTCTGGAAGTAATCTGACTGGTGTTATAACGACTCTAACAGGTGCAGACGCATCAGGTGTAACTGGTATTACTACGTTGATTTCTGCTGGTAGTAATATTACAGTAACGACTACTGCCGGTATTACTACTATTGCATCTTCTGCAGGTGGTGGATCAACCGCAAATGTTTCTACAAACACTTTGAATGTAGTTGGAGTATCTACCTTCGGCGGAAGAATTATTGGTGCTGCCACAAATAACGTTATTCCATTCCTTTATAATGCTATTAGTGATCTTCCAAGTGCAGCAACTTACCATGGAGCAGTTGCCCACGTTCATACTGAGGGTAAATTATACTTTGCACATGGTGGTGCGTGGTATGAGTTAGTTAATAAAGAAACGAATGGTACTGTTGGAACGGGAACAGAGACATATAGTGTAGGTTCTCTTACTGCCACTTCATATAATGGTCATGCAAATAGTTTAGTTGATTCTCAATGGACACTAGGTGCAAGTGGTTCTAGTCATTATACATTTACTGGTCCAGGAAATCTGAGTGGTACAACCGATCCAGTAATTTATCTTGCAAGAGGTAAGTCATATGAGTTTGTAAACAATTCTGGTGGTTCACATCCATTCCAAATTAGATTATCTAATGGGGGATCGGCATATAGCACCGGTGTTACCAATAATGGAGCATCAAGTGGTACCATTAAATTTGATGTACCATTCGATGCACCAAACTTATTGTATTATCAATGTACATCTCATGCTGGTATGGGTGGAACTGTAGTGGTATATCCTAACCAGTTCACAGTCTAAATTAACGTCTAAATAAGAAAAAAGTCCTCTAAACATGGCTGCGATAATTACTGATCAACTACGTATCTTGAATGCAAAGAATTTTGTAGACTCTGTACAGAATTCTAACAATTCATATTACGCATGGATTGGTCTTCCAGATGCCCCTGAGTTCCAGAGTGACTGGAATTCTAATCCTCCTGCCCCCAAGGATTGTTTGGATGACTCAAATTATTATTGGGACACTATGTTGGCCCTTAAAAAGATTAACTCTGGTGATGTAAGCCAGGTCATAAAGAAGATTACCTGGCAGTCAGGTACCACATATGATATGTGGAGAAATGATATTGATAGAAATAATGCATCACAACCATCTGGGGCGTTGGACATTTATGATGCAAACTACTATGTGATGAATAGTGAGTTCAAAATTTACATTTGTTTGTTTAATAACGCCAATCCAGAGAACAGTTTTAGAGGCGGTCCTTCTTTGGATGAACCAAATTTCACTGATTTGGAGCCCAGAGAGGCTGGAAGTAGTGGTGATGGTTATATTTGGAAGTATCTTTTTACAATTAAGCCAAATCAAATCATCAAATTTGACTCTACCAACTTCATTCCGGTCCCCACAGATTGGGAAACAAACTCTTCTTACACTTCTGTGAGGGAAAATGCAGGAACGAGTGGTCAACTTAAGATTGTAACTGTTAGAAATCGTGGTGTTGGTATTGGCACGGCTAATGTTACTTACACCAGAGTGCCTATTTTGGGCGATGGAAGGGGTGCAGAGGCTACTGTTGTTGTAAATAACGACTCAAAAATTGAATCTGTAACCGTTTCTAACGGTGGAAACGGATATTCCTTCGGAACTTTGGATTTATTGACGGGTGGTGTTCCTTCAGGAACTGTTGATCCCGTTTTTAACGTCATTATTCCTCCTCCCGGAGGTCATGGAGCCGATATTTACCGCGAATTGGGTGCAAATAACGTGCTTTCTTACGCAAGATTTGAAAATGACACGCAAAATCCCGATTTTATCACCGGAAACCAGTTTGCGCAGGTCGGAATTGTTAAAAATCCCAAAAATTTCAATTCTACGATCAATCTGACCACCGATAAAGCCAGCGCAGTCTATGGTTTGAAGCTTGTAGGCACTGGATTTAGTGAAGCTGTATTCACTGCCGACTCTACTTTTACTCAAACTGTTGGTTTAGGCTCAACAGCTGTAGGTAAAGTCGTTTCATACGATCAACAAACCGGTGTTTTGAAGTATTGGCAAGATAGAAGAACTGCTGGTTTCAATACAGACGGTTCAGCACGTATAAATCCCGTTTTTGGATTTGAACAAATTAGATTTACTGCATCACCAGCGTCAGGTGGTAGTATTCAAATTAACCCAACCTCGGGTAATACCCTACTTATTGATCAGTCATTCTCGGGCGTATCTACGACAATAAATAGTCGTACATACTTCTTGGGTCAGGAATTCACGAGTGGAGTTTCCAATCCAGAGTCTCAAAAATACTCTGGTGACATCATTTATGTTGATAACAGACCTTCTGTTACTAGATCATCTTCACAGAAAGAAGACGTAAAAGTTATCTTGCAATTCTAAAGAGATATGCCACAGGAAACTAATCTCAATGTCGCTCCTTATTTTGACGACTTTGATCCCTCCTCAAACTATTACAAGATTTTGTTTAAGCCGGGATTTCCGGTTCAAACAAGAGAGCTGACTGGTCTCCAATCAATTCTTCAGAATCAGGTAGAGGAGATGGGAAACCATTTCTTCAAAGAGGGTGCAAAGGTTATTCCTGGTGATCTTACATATATTCAAAATTTCTTTGGTGTTCAAATTGAACCAGAATTTCTTGGTATCCCTGTTGGAATCTATCTTGATCAACTCGTCGGAACAAAAGTCACTGGTAGAACATCCGGTGTAACAGCTAAAGTAGTTACTTATATTACAGATCAAGATTCTGAAAGAGGCACTTTTACATTATATCTAAACTATGAGAATTCACCATCTTCCGATGAGGCAGTAAGCACCTTCATTGACGGTGAAATTCTAACCACAACCACCAATATTACCTACGCCACGACATTTATTTCACAGGGGGAAGGATTCGCAACAACTATCCCCCAAAATGCAGCAGTTGTAGGCTCATCTTTTAATATCTCTCAAGGTGTTTATTTCTTGAGAGGATATTTTGTAAATGTCGATTCTCAAACACTTATACTCGACCAGTATAGTAATGCACCATCCTATAGGGTTGGTTTAGATGTTATTGAGGAGATTATATCTTCTGATGTTGACCCTTCACTGAACGATAATGCTCAGGGTTTCAATAACTTTACTGCACCAGGTGCAGATAGACTTAAAATTTCAACGATTCTCTCCAAAAAGCCTCTTGGAAGCTTTGACGAGTCTAATTTTGTTCAACTCTCCGAGGTAAAAGATGGAATTCTTCGTCTTATTAACAAAAATACTGATTATAACTTCCTTGGGGACGAATTTGCGAGAAGAACCTTTGATGAGTCCGGTAACTATTATGTCAAGGAATTTGTAACTTCGGTTAAGAATAGTCTTAATGATAATGAAGGTAATAGAGGAATCTATAATTCAGATCAAACCACATCGACCGGAAATATCCCTAGTGATGATATAGGTATCTACAAAGTATCTCCAGGTAAAGCTTATTGTAGAGGATATGAGGTAGAGACAATTGCACCTACTCTCATTGATTTTAAAAAACCAAGAGCCACCAAAAAGGTTGAGGATCAGGCTGTCAATTTTGGTTTTGGACCCACTCTCAATCTCAATAGAGTAACTGGATCACCAACTATTGGTATTAACACATCCCTTGAGATCAGTTTGAGAGATCAAAGGATTGGTGTAAACTCTCTTACTGCTGGTGGAACAGAAATTGGTGTAGCAAGAATTTATGATTTCGCCCTGGAAACTGGTTCTTACGATACAGCATTTCCAAATCTCAATAACTGGGATTTATCGTTGTTTGATGTTCAGTTATTCTCAACCATCACTCTTAATGAAGCTGTCACACTAAACACCTCTACACATATTGAGGGAGAATCAAGTGGTGCAAAGGGATTCCTAAATGCCAATGTATCAAACTCAACCACAATTGTAGCGTCAAATGTTCAGGGTGAGTTCCACAAGGGTGAAAGACTACTCTTTAATGGTGTTCTTGACAATGCAAGATTTGTTGTTAAAGATGTAAACCATCGAATGTCTGATGTTAAATCAGTCTTTAGTATCGTTGGTTCAGCAGCAACCTTTACCGCAGACACCATCCAATCACAAGTTCGTAGTTTTGGTTCAGCAAACGTATCAGCTGCATCTGGTAGTGAGTCATTAATTTCAATTCCAGCTGATCCCGGATTCTCGTTTGTAGGTATTGCCTCTGTTGGTAATATTATCAGATATTCCAAGCCTGGATTTGATATTGCCACACTGAACAGAGTTATTGGTGTCGCAAAAACAAATATCACTGTTGAGGCTGTCACCAGTGTGAGTGGTATTTGTGATGGTACTATTCCAACCGCAGTAACTAATGTTCAAAACTTTGAACTGCTTTCTACAAAGGGAACTGGAAGTGTTGCTGGTTCTGGTAACCAAGCTAACAATAGAGCACTGTATAGTGCATTCCCCAAGGCAAATGTATCTGCAGTAAATCTTGTTGATTCCGAGATTGTTATTAGAAGGCAATATACTACATCAATCTCAAATAATTCCACACCTGTTATTAATACTGAAGACAAAGAAGTATTCCTTCCATTTGATGAGGAGAGATATATTCTTATTAGATCTGATGGTGGAACTGAAGTTCTGACAGAAGATAGATTCCAGTTTACCAACGGTTCTAAATCACTCAAGATTAATGGACTTGGTGCTAATGACGTAAATTCCAAATTGATCACAACCATCAGAAAAACTGATGTTAAGTCAAAAACAAAAATTAGGAATGTAGCTAGAGATTTAATTATTAGTAAATCTAATACTACTGCATCTGGTATTGGTTCAACCTCTCTCGGAGATGGTCTGACTACAGGTAGTTGGCCTTATGGTACTAGAGTTCAAGATAGAGAAATCTCTTTGAACACCATCGATGTCTATAAGATTCATGGTATCTTTGAATCAGAAGATGGGAATGACCCTACATGTCCTTTCATGACACTTTCTCAAATGGATGGTGTCACTGCAACTACGAATGACCTTATTGTTGGTGAGATTGTAGTTGGTCAAACTAGTGGTGCTAAAGCCATTTACCTTCAAAAGGATGATGATACTTCTATCTTCTTCACATATTTGAATGATACCGTATTTGCTAACGCAGAAGTTGTAAAATTTGCATCCTCCACTGTAAATGCTGTTACATCAAATGTAAATCTTGGTTCTAAAGAAATCAGTGAAGACTTCCAATTCTTTGATGGTCAGAGAGGAAGTTTCTACGATTACTCTAGAATCATCAGAAATGCAGAAGCACAAATTCCAAATAAAAAGGTTCGTGTATATTTTGCATCATCTTCCTATGATGAGGGAGATGAAGGTGATATCACCACTGTAAATTCTTACGTTGGTTATAACTATGGTACAGAAATCTCTGGTGTTGATGGTATCAGAAACTCCGATATTATTGATGTAAGACCTAGATTGACAGACTATGTTTTGACAGAAGGTGGAAGATCTCCATTTGAGTTTGACGGGAGAAATTTTGTAGATGGTACAGCAAATGGAAACAAACAGTCTTCCAGACATATCATTGCTTCTGATGAGTCACTGACTGTAGACTACAACTACTATTTACCAAGAGCTGATAGAATTTACATTGATAAAGATGGTGCATTGGGTTACTTGGCAGGAACACCCGATGACTTCCCCAGACTTCCTGATAGTCTCAACAATGTAATGAACATTGCGAATGTATTCCTTCCAGCATACTTGTATGATGTAGGTGATGCTCAGGTTAAATTCGTTGAGCATAAGAGATATCAGATGAGCGATATCTCTAAACTTGAGCAGAGAATCAAAAATCTTGAGTATTACACCTCACTGAGTCAACTAGAAACCAACACGCTCAATCTATTCGTTGAGGATGCAAACGGTCAGAACAGATTCAAGTCTGGTATCTTTGTTGATAACTTCACATCTCTAGAGCCACAGGATAGTTCTATTGGTATTAGAAACTCTATTGATACAGAGAATGGAGTTCTAAGACCATCTCACTATACTACTGCACTTAATCTCCAACTTGGAACTACAGCAATTGCTGGTATCGGAACCACTTCAAACGCAAATCAGGATGCTGACTTTGCAGAAATTGTAGGTGTCAATGTCAAGAAGAGTGATAGAGTTGTCACACTCGATTATGAAGATGAAAACTGGTTAGAACAACCTTTTGCTACGAGAGTAGAAAATGTTACTCCATTCCTTGTTCAGTTCTGGCAAGGTGATATCGAACTCATTCCAGAAGTAGATGTATGGATTGATGTCAATAGGCTTGAAGTTAATGAAGTAATGATGGAAGGTTCCTTCCAAGGTATTGCTCAGGCTTTGGGTGCTGAAGTAAGAACTGCAGCTGATGGAACTAGAAGGGGTGTATCTCCTGTAACCTGGAATTCTTGGCAGACAGTTGGTGTTGATGTAAATACTTCACTTTCTAACAATGTCTCTAGTAGTTCTGTTAGCTCTACTAACACCAACAAGTCAAGTTCTAATCAGGATATTGGCACTGGTGAACTTTCAACCACAGTCACAACTAAAAACACAACTAAGACTGTAACAACAAACAATGCTATTACAGCTACTACTTCTGTCAATCTTTCTCAGACAAGATCTGGAAGACAGTTCTTTGTCAATGAGAGAATTGATACTGAGTCTCTTGGTGATAGAGTTGTAAGAAGAGAGATCGTCAACTTCATGAGATCTCGTAACATTAGTGTTATTGGAACGAGATTCAAACCATTCACAAGAGTCTACGGATTCTTTGATGATGTTGATGTCAATAACTTTATCACTCCCAAACTCATTGAAATTGAGATGCTTGGAGGAACATTCGTTGTTGGCGAAACTGTTGCTGGAAGAATGGATGACGGTGGATCTCAGGTAACCACCGGTGCTACTATCCCATCAATCGATTTCAGGGTTGCTGCACACAACCATAAGTATGGTCCATATAACGTACCTACAGATTTCTACGATAGTAATCCGTATAATAGAGATACAGTATTCCCATCGATCTATTCATCTGCTTCTACTGTTCTTAATATTGATACCTTTAGTCTTCAATCACAAGACTTCCCACAGTTTAGTGGATTTATCTCACAGTCTATGATTCTCACTGGTAAAACCAGTGGTGCTCAGGCGAAGGTAACCGCTGTTAGAATGGTGACAGACAGAGTTGGAACGATGATTGCTTCCTACTTTGTTCCTAATGGTAACAATCCCTCTAACCCATCATTTGAGACCGGTAGATCAAGTTTCCGACTTACAAGTAGTAAGATCAATAGTACTATTGAGGGTATCGTATCTACTGCTGGTGAATCTATCTTCTACTCCGAAGGTAGTGTTGACGTTACTCAGGAAGCCACTCTGTCACTCAGAAATGCGACTGTTAAAAGAGAAGATCGTTCACAGAGAAGAATTATTGGTGACACTGCCACTTCTAATACTATCAATGTTCAGTCCACGGATACTCAAACGACGACAGACGTTGATATAGATCAAAGCTTTAAGCCATTCCCACCACCCCCACCACCACAGATTGACCCTCTTGCACAAACATTCTTTGTGGATGATTTGAGTGGTGTATTTGTAACCAAGGTTGATATCTTCTTCCAATCTAAGGATGATAACATTCCCGTTCTATTTGAGCTAAGAGATACAAAACTCGGAACACCAACATCTAATGTTCTTCCATTCTCCGCAGTTTCGATTGATCCTAAGGATGTTAATATCAGTGAGGATGGTACTGTTGCTACAACCATCACACTTAAGGCACCTGTATATCTGAATGCACAAAAAGAATATGCAATGGTTCTTCTGTCACATTCTACAGAATACCGTGTTTGGATCAGTAGGCTTGGTGAAGCAGATGTCACATCTACAAATCAAGAAGCTGGACAAATTCTTGTTACCGAACAACCTCTACTTGGTTCATTGTTCAAGTCACAGAATGCATCTGTTTGGACCCCCTCGCAGTATGAAGACCTTAAGTTCACAATGTATGTTGCGAACTTCAAGACACAGGGTAACGTATCCATGTTCAACCCTGAACTACCTACTGATCTTTCTCTGATCGATCCTAATGGTCTTACCATAGAGTCAAGACAGATCAGACTTGGATTGAACAAGTTAGTAAATGATGCGGGTCTTCAAAAAGGAAGAACTGTTAAACAGTTGACTATTGGTTCTCAAGGAACTCTAGTTGCGTTTGCAGGATCTGCAACATCAGACCTGACAATCACTAATGCCGGTATTGGTTATACACCCTCTTCACTAGGATTCACCTACACTGGTGTCGCTCTGACCGCGATTACTGGTAAGGGTGTTAATGCCACTGCGGACATCACGATTAATGGTGGGGTTGCTATTGCAGCCACAGTTAATACAGGGGGTTCTGGTTATGTCGTTGGGGACGTTCTGACACCCATCGGTCCCGGAACCCTCAACCTTGGAAGTGGTATTCAACTTTCTGTAGATTCAACTCTCGGTAATAATACCCTGGTTCTTGACAATGTTCAAGGAAACTTTACTACAAATGCATCTTACCCATTATACTACGAGAATGCTGTTGGATTTACAACAGAACTCAATGGAGTTGGTGGAGCTGTTCTTCCAACATCACCAATTAGAATTAATCATGAAGGAACTTATGTAAGAGTCTTCCAAAGAAACCATGGTCTCTATTCTAATGTAAACAGAGTTACACTCAGTGATATCAGAGCTGATGCACCCCCATTGACCCTTGCTGTTGCTTATCCATCTAATTCTACAACGTTCATCACCCTCAGTAAAGCTGCTACTAGTTACAAAGCATTTGAAAATATTGGTGTTGCTGGTACTAATCCTGGCTACGTCAAAGTCGGTGAGGAGATTATCAGCTATACTGGAACTAATGGTAGAACTCTTACTGGTATCACAAGAGGTGTTGATAACACAGTTATTTCGGCACACAATGCCAATGAACTAGTTTACAAATATGAACTTGACGGTGTATCTCTTAGAAGAATTAATAAAGAACACCTACTTGCCAATGTAAATGCAAGTGAACTGGATGAGGCACCCATCGGACTTGACTACTACTACGTTAAGGTCCAGATGAATCAAAATGGTATCAATAGAGCACCTGCAAGCGGTGCTGGATTCCCACCACTCTACTTCAGAGAGAGCAAACTCGGTGGTGGTCCTTTCGTTAAAGGATCTTACAACCTCCCATTCAGCTTAATTACACCCAAGGTTACAACGATTACTCCACTTGGAACTAACCTGATCTCACAAGTTAGAACAATCTCTGCTGCTAGTGTATCTGGTAATCAAGAATCTTATCTTGACAAAGGATTCAAACAGGTAACTCTCTTTGACAAGAATTATTTTGATGATTTGATGATGGTTGCATCACCTCTGAATGAATCGATCCAATTGAATGCCGATACCTTCCCCGGTAAGAAGTCGTTTAGTATGAACTTTACACTATTGACAAGTAATCCTCGTATCAGTCCAGTCATTGACCTTGATAATGCTGCTGTCGTATTTACAAGTAATAGGGTCAATAGACCTATCACTGATTATGCGAGTAACTTTAAGGTAAATGGTGTATCGGAAGATCCCGATAGGTTCATCTATGTAAGTAAGAACGTAGAACTTGAGAATCCTGCAACTTCACTTCAGGTTCTCCTTGATGCATATGTCTCTAACTTTGGTGACATCAGAGTGTTCTACGCACTTAACCAGACTGGTCCAGTTCAAGAGACTATCTTTGTTCCATTCCCCGGATTTAAGAACAAGGATATTAATGGTTCCATTCTTGACATTGCAAACAATAATGGAACACCTGACAAGAAAGTTCCTAAGGTTGATTCTTACAGCCCCGAACCACTTATCAATGAGTACAGAGAGTATAAGTTTAGTGTTGATGACATCAGTCCATTTACATCCTTCAGGATTAAAATTATTGGTACATCAACAAACCAAGCTAATGCTCCGTTTATCAGAAGTCTGAGAGCACTTTCATTCGCATGATGAATAATTATCTCCCAGTCGAAGGAATGGATGGCTTTTATAGAGACATCCATTCCGGTGCAATAGTAAATAAAAATAATTTAGAGTATGACACCTACATTAGTAATAGAAAGAAAATGACAGAAGATAAGCAAAAATTTGAGAGTCTTCAGGTTGAGGTGGTTAACATTAAGAGTGATGTGAACGAAATTAAATCAATGCTCAATTCTATCACTGAATTATTAAATAAATAGACTTATAGATAGGACCACTATAAATGGCTCAGCCTAGTACTAGACAAGAACTCATTGACTATTGTTTGAGGCAGTTAGGTGCTCCTGTTTTGGAGATCAATGTTGCCGAAGAACAGGTTCAAGATCTAGTAGATGATGCAATCCAATATTTTCAAGAGAGACATTTTGATGGTGTGTCACAGGTATATCTAAAATACGAAATTACTGAAGCAGATATCAAAAGAGGTAAAGCCAGACCACCTGGTGCAACACAAACCGAGAGTGGGACTACAGGTATATCAACCACTACAGCGAATGCTACAATTGTCGGTACTGCAACGACATTTACATTCCATGAGAATAGTAACTTTATACAAGTTCCACCAAGTGTTATTGGAATAAACAAAATATATCAATTTGACGACTCACAATCAATGAGTATGTCAAACATGTTTAGTTTCAAATATCAGATGTTCTTGAATGACATCTACTATTTCGGAGCTACCAATCTTCTTACATATTCGATGGGAATGTCTTATCTTGAGACAATGAATTTCCTTCTGAATACTCATAAACAGATTCGGTTCAATCAAAGACAAGATAGGATGTATCTAGATGTTGATTGGAATAATTTAAGAGCAGGAGAGTTCTTGATCATTGATTGTTTTAGGGCGTTGGATCCCAATGATTCTCCAAGAGTCTTTAACGACTCATTCCTAAAACCATATCTCACAGCACTTATCAAAAGGCAGTGGGGTCAGAACTTAATCAAGTTCCAAGGTGTCAAACTTCCTGGTGGTATTGAGTTTAATGGAAGACAACTATATGACGATGCCCAGGCAGAAATCGATAGGATCAAGGAGAGCATGTTGAGTACATATGAATTACCACCCCTTGACCTTATCGGGTGATGATATATGTTAAATCCATTTTTTCTTAACGGCACATCATCTGAACAAAACCTGATTCAGAGTCTTGTCAACGAACAACTAAAGATGTATGGTGTGGAGGTTTTTTATCTCCCTAGACTTTATGCGTCTTCAAAAACTATCATTAGAGAAGTAATTGAATCGGAGTTTAAGAACGCATATCCTTTAGAAGCTTACGTCGATAGTTATGAAGGATATGGTGGTCAGGGAACCATTCTATCAAAGTTTGGTATTGAGAACAGAGATGATCTGACACTTGTCATCTCAAGAGAAAGATATGAAAACTACATCACACCACTGACAAAACAGATATCAAATATTCAATTGGCCACCAGACCAAAGGAAGGAGATCTGATTTATTTCCCTCTGGGAGACAGATTGTTTGAGATCAAGTTTGTAGAACACGAACAACCTTTCTACCAACTCAAGAAGAATTATGTTTATGAACTGAAGTGTGAACTCTACAGATACGAGGATGAGGTCATCGATACTGGAATCGAGACCATTGACGATGAGATTGCACAGATTGGATATATTCAAACACTTAATCTGATTGGTGCCGGAAGAACTGCTACCGCAACCGCAGAACACTGTAGTTCTGGTTCAATAAGTGATATCTACATATCCAACATGGGTAGGAATTTTAGATCTACCCCCACAGTTGGATTCTCCTCTGCACCATCTGGTGGAACAACCGCTGCTGGTATTGCATCAGTATCATATTCCTATCCCGGATGTAAAGGAACCAGTGGTGTAGTTCCACTTATTCTATTAACAAATGCAGGATGTGGATATACTGAAGCACCAATGATAACAGTCAGTGGTGGAGGTGGTGCTGGATTCGCAGCAACAACGGGTATTGCAACTAACGGATCTGTTAAATCAATTACAGTTACTGATGGAGGATCAGGTTATATCACTGCACCCAAGGTCACGATTGGATCAACACTTGGTGCAGGAACTACACACAACTATGCATTCTTTGATAGTACTAATCACACATTTGATTCCACAGAACATAGGTTCAGTAATAGTTGGCCATCACCAAGTGAGTTTGCTGTTGGTATAGCCACTATTAGTTCCTCGGGTATTGTTACAGCCATCTACATTGTTTCTAGTGGTAATGGTTATGATTCAGCACCTATCGTTTATATTGATCCACCAAAATCAATATCTGAAGGTGTCAGTGTTGGTGGAGAGTTTGTATTTAATGAAGTGGTTACCGGATCAGCCAGTGGAACAACAGCTAGAGTTAAGGAATGGAATACGGTGACGGACAC